CTGTTGACACTGTTGTTGTAGGTGTTGCTTGAATTTGATTTGCTTTTTCAAATTGAAAAGTAATTTTATTATAATTACTTCCAGTTGAAGGGAAGAATATTCTTAATCTATAACCGGGAGCTGTTGCTGTAGGTTGTTTTAAAGGAATAATTAATTCATTATTATTGATGACATTTGGACCATAACTAGTTGGAGACACTACATAAACTCCAACATTAACCAAAGCACCATCAACAAATGTTTGTAATTGTTGAGTAGTTACAACTGGAAAAGTTGTTGGAGCAACATTTGAATTAAAATTAATACTTTGATATGTTGTTTTATACTCAACTGTTTCAATTGATTCTGCCGGAATTGTTGATGTAGTAGGACTAATCAAATTATCCAATGTTCTTCCCTTTGCACCAGTTACTGCATTTTCATTTTCGCCTGATAAATCTGGTATTTCTCCAGATAATAAAGGAAGTGGAAGAGTATAATTTACATCTGGATCACCCAATGAGAAACGTGTAATTTTTAATCTATCTACAGTAACTCCATTAGGAAGTTGAATATATCTGGGTTTTGACAAACTGTCAAATAGATATTGTCTTCCTAATTCAGTAAGATAGGCTCTTGCATAAACAGTTGTTGCACTTGGTATTAATCCCATTTTTTTACTTTTTTAAAAATCTATTATTAATTGAAAAGCTAAATATCTAGAATTAGCTTTTTTCAGTGGGTATGTAGGTTTACCAACAGCCACTGTATTGTTTTGATTATCTAGAATTGCTACTTCAGTTATATATGTATTTTCATCAACTAGTGAATCAAAAGTTTCATTATTTGAATCATTATATTGATAATTAGCTGCTATAACTGTTATGATTGTTTTATAAGTTGTTGTCAATACTTGGGCATCTATAGTACCAAAAAAGAAAGATTCGCCTCCAAAATTACAAATATCTCCATTAGAAGTATGTCCAGACCACATTACATAATTTCCACTTGTAGCACCAGAATTATAATCTTCTCTAGAAACAATAAATTGATGAGAATTTAAAGCTACTGGGTCAATTGTAGTATCTGGCACAACTAAAGTTGTGCAATCATAAATCCCCTGACCAGATAAAACAACCCAGTCAGTTGCTGGTACATTACCCGGTTTATAATCAAATGATTTATCTTGTTCGTTTACTAAAATTTTAACTCTCTGAGCATTCCAACCTGTACCATTTGCTAATTCTGTTGAATTCCTCATGTATGGAAAACTATTAGTCGGAAATTGAACAGATAAATATTGAGGGTTACCATTAATATCAACAGCTCCATCTATTTGCTTTATACTTCCACAATGAATCGGATAATCATAACCATAACCCGCTACACTTGCAGGATCAACTTCCATCAAATATGTAACAAAGTATGTTTTTCCAGATTCACACAAACCATTCACATCATTTGTAGTTAATGGTGGAGCTGGATTAGTAACAAGATTTACAATAGGTTCTGGTAAAGTATAAGATCTATTTCCTTTGTAAGACATAGCCATTAATAAATCCTGATCAGTAATTACAAATAATTGTAATTTATGATATACTCTACCAACAACTTTATTTGTTGATTGAATACCGTCTCTTAATTCTCTATATGTTGTTTTTGCTGCAGAATCATAAAAAGAATTCCCATATGAATCATATAATGTTAATCCATATTCTGTACCTTGTCCATTATTTGCAGGGAATCCATGCCACATCAATGTTGGCATATTCATTATTACTGATTTCTCTATCAACTGTTCTCCATAAGTTAATCCACTAAATTTATTGGTATAGTGAATCAATCCTAAAGCAGGATAACTTTCATCAAAACCCAAATAAGTCTTAGTTCCAGCATATTCTATTGAACCATATGATGAATAACCGGAAACTCCATCAATTGTAACATCCGTACCAGCAACATCGTATGGTCTTACAATATTCATGTTCCAAAATTTTGTTTGCTGAGTATATCCTGAACCAAAATATGATTCAACGGCATTATCTGGATAAATGAATAGTGGATATCTAGTTTTAGCACCACCTATATTTGGTATTGCTCTATCTAAATCAATATTTGTGTTTGTAATAGCCGAATAAACTTTATACCAAAGACCATTAAAAGGAGTTCCAGAATAAATTAAATCAGCTGAGGTATTTGGATTCAAAGCAGAAGCTGTTGGATATGCATCCGGAACCCATAATATGTATATATTATCACCTTCTTTAATTGTGTAACCAACAGGTGCTGTAATTTGAATATTATTTGTACCAAAAGTTGTTGTAGCCCCTTCAACACCAATACTTCTTGCCAAAATATGTTGATTATCATCCAAGAAATACCAGTTATTAGAGTATCCTGAAAACATACCATAAGTTGCAGTTTGTGCAGTCGCGAACTGTTTTACAGATTGAATTGTTTGGTTTGTTAATTCAATTGGATTTGTACCATCTAAATTGACGGGATCTATATTCGGATAATCTCCAACTGGGGCTAACACTCTATTATTTAAAATATCGTAAGTAGATAATCCGTTAACTCTATCCCTATCTATATTATAATCTATCTCTCTATCAGAAACTACAGCTTTAGAAAACTGTAATTGCCCCAAAGAAAGTAATCTTCGGCCAGCATCAGTTAGCTTAACATTAATATATGTCGTTGATTCTGGTGGTAAAAATGGCATTTTTTGTTTTTAAAGATATTTTTTTAATACTTAAAGTAAATAGATTTAGAAAAAAAAAATAAAATATTATAAAAGTTTTATTGTAAAAAATTTGAAAGTCTATTTATTTTAAAATTTAATTTAAAAACAAAGACATTAAATTAGTAAAATATGGTATTGCTTGAACCGGAAGATATTTTTGTGAGGAACACTTTATCAGTTCGAAGTGTTCCCGGACAGGATAAGCTGTACCAGAACACGAACACTGAATCTATTTTTACATTTGGAGATTTCAGAATAAGTAGAGATCTTAATCCAAATATTGTTGATGGTGATCCTAGATCACTAAGTTTTGATAGGTTACAAAGTTTAACCTCATTAACTTCTTCAAATTTTAATGCTGGAGAAGCAATTGGTTTAACTATAAATGATTTGAATTTGGATCTTTCAGATCCCAATTCTTATTCATACTTTGGTTCATATTATTCAAAACTAGCAAATACTATAAATAAAATCATAGACAATTTTCCATACGCCCTATTAGCTTATGATGGAAATGTTGGTGAAACTAATTTTATAACATTATCAAGTACACAATTAAGTTATACAGAAATAACAATTATCAGTTCTGCACTTACTAATCAAGGAAATATAATTTTTACTTCAGGAAATAGTTACAATGCATTGAGTTCTAATACCCTAACTTTATATGATAATTATGATAAATTTGAGATACAATTAAGTTCAACAACTTTAAATACTTCCCCTTCTTATCCAATTTTATCATATAATTTTAGTGCATTCTCAAATTATTATCATCTTAATTTTAAGGTTTCAGGTATTTTTACTGCGAACACAACTGATGCAATTTATATTAGACCATCAAAAAAAAGGTATTTTCAATATAAAAGAAGTCTTGATAATTTACAATACCAGTTATTAGAAGTTGGAAAATTTAGCGTTCCAAATCCAGAAAACGATAAATTTTTTGATAAATTGATAGAGTGGCCAAGAACTATTGATGGTTTTGCACCTGACAGTTATGGAACAAATTTCGATAATTATTTAGATGAAATTCTAAAATATGCTACTTTAACCGACCAATTAAAAACAAATTGGATGGTTAGAACAATTATACCGGAAAATTATTTAGAATTAGATTCTGATGGTCAAATATATAATAAATTCATCCAAACTTATGCTGAGGAATTCGATAAAATTAAAGGATATATAGATAACTTAGCTTTTTCACACTCAATTAATTATACTGAGTCTGAAACAGTATCAAATAAATTCATTGGTAGATTAACAGAATTATTAGGATGGAAACAACCGATTAATTTCACTGATACTGATTTTTTTGAATACTTAGGACAAGAAGATGATAGTAATAAAACATTAGAAGACTATAATTTAGATCTCTGGAGAAGAATCTTGACCAATATAAATTGGTTATACAAAAGAAAAGGTACTAGAGAAGCAATAATGTTTATTTTTAAAGTTATTGGAGCACCTGATTGTATGGTTAATTTTGATGAATTTGTTTATAAAATTCAAAGAAATGCAAACATAAGCCTTACTGATCAAACGACAAGTGGGTGGGATGGAACAACAGCTTTTATACCAGTACCAATTGGAAAAGTTAATGAAAACGGATACATCAATTTCGATGAAAGTTTTTTAGCTTTTCAAGAAGGTGGACCGGGTAGAGGAAATGGACAAGATTATATAAATCAATGGCAACCTGAATTCGATCCTATAAAAACAGTTGACAATGTTAAAGTTTATACTGGAGATCCAAATTATTATGGAACGGAAAATTTAGTCAATAGTAAAGAAGTTAGTATTGGATTAGATCCTGCTTCAGCTATAGAGTGCGATGTATTTGATTGGTACAAATTAGGTTTCTTTTATACCGGAAATACAAGTGTAAATTTACCTTCAGATTATAAATTAACAAATGAAGATTTGGTAGCACCTCCAGAAATTTCTGGATATACTATAAGTGAATGGTTGAATTTTGTATATAATAATAGTATAGACGTAAAAAATAGAAAAACTTATTTTGATCCTCATCATAATTTCTTTTATCCAAATTTGCGAAAAATATATTTGACTTATTATTATTGGAATGTGACAGCACCATCTTATGAAATTTCTAGTCAAGTAACTTTTAGAAAATTAGAGCAATTTATAAGATTTGTTGAATCTAAGATATTTGTTTATTTTGAACAAATAATACCTGCAACAACCATTTTTGAAGGTGTTTCAACAATTTATAGAAATACAGTATTTAATAGACAAAAATTTGTATATCCAAAAGGAATAAATGATGGTTCAGAATTTCAAACAAAACTACCAGCACAATTTTACAATCAAATAAATGGTGCAGTAGTAACTTCTAGCGTTAACAATATTTTCAAAGCAAATATTGTTGGTGCTTTCGTATCGTCTAATTTAAAAAATAGCATTAACTTAAATATGAATGTTGTTCAAGCAATAGGAACTGTTTCAACACCATTGCAAATGACAGTAAATGCTGTATCAGTGACATCAAATATATTAAGTGCTGTCACACTAAACACACAAAAAGTTGGTTTTTTTGGAACACCCATAATATTCCCACTATCTGGAATTCCGTTTGGAACTCCTCCTCCGATACCTCAATTATATACAGGTAACACAGGTTCCGGTGGATCAGTAGGACCTTCTCCAGTAGTTCCACCTTCAGAATAAAAAAAATAAATAAATGCCATCAGGAATATTTACAAATTTATCACAAACAACAGGTAATCAAGACACATCTTCTCAAGTCTTAACATCTAATGCATCAGGTTATTTTAATCAGATTTCTTTGGGTAGTTGTTTTACATATTTATATCCTGTTTATAAAATAGAGGGAGCTACTTTAGATTATTATGGAGAAGATTATAATTCAATTAGTTACGATATAACAAACGGAAAAATATATACTTTATTTTTTTCAGGTGAATCAACAACATCTGTAATTGATTATACGGGAAATACAACTATTTCTCATGATTTATATAGATTACCATTTACAGCGTATACAATATATTATAATAATCCTCAAACTGAAGAAGTTGGTGACATAGAAAGTTTCTTCGAAAATAAATTAGTGTAAGTTGTTGAAAGTGTTTCTGCATTAACAATTTTTAATAGTGCTTATACATATAGCTTTCCGACACTTTACAAAGATGTAGGACAATATACTCAACCTATATTCAATGATAAAGATCAGTTTTTATTAGATACTGTTTTTACTTTTGAGAGCAGTAACGACTTAACTTTAGGAGATGCATATTATTATGATTCTCTTAACAATACTCCTGTATTTTTATATATGGAACCTAGTGCAACAACCATTTATAGTTCAAATATAGGTCCATTTGAAATAACAGGAGATACTCCATTTACAGGAATTACAATCAATGGTGCATTTTTCACTTATTTTGTTCCTCCTAAAAAGCCAAATTTAAATGTATCTGGTGGAAGACAATTAATAGCAGTTCAAGGTGTTCAAAACAACTTAAGCCCGACCTTCAATTTTTCAAATGTTGATGATGGTGATTATTATCAATTGCAAGTAAATTATGATATTTTAGATACACCTTTTTCGGGTACTGAAATTTATACTTATACTATTAATAAACAAGTTGGAGATGCTGAATTTGTGAGAGTTTTTTCAACTCCGCTAAGAGCTAATGATGACTTTAATTATAGAATAGGAAATACTAAAGAAATAATAAATATTTTTGGAAATAAACAAAGTATTACAAGTTGGTCTGACGAAATTTATACAAGAATTGAATCTTCTGGACAATATTATTTTTCTGGATATACGTGGAGAAATTATGTTAGCAATACTTTTAATGGTTCTTATCAAATTTCTGGTATGACCATCGGGGGAAGCACTCCAGATGCATCAACATTTACATTTACAACAACAGATGTGGGTGTGACTATGCTACCTAATACAATTTCAGCTGCTACTGATGGTATAAATACTGTGACAATCGATTATACTGGAACACTATATACTCAAGATTGGGTTAATGCTGTTTATAGTGCAACAAATTGGTCGAATCTTGGACTTTATGTAGTTGATGGTAGTCCAAATACAGGTATTACTGATTCATCATTTTCATTTAGCACTGTAACTCAAGCTATGCCAGATGTGACTTTGACTTTGACGAACATATATAATAATACAAATTTAGATTTAAGAATTGATAGAATATCGTCATCTCTTGTTGCTGAAACTGTTACTGAAGATTATGTAGGAACTTCAAGTGGACAAATATTTAATAGAACCTCTGGCTCAGATGGATATTTTGATTTTGGATTTTTAAATGGTGGCTATTATAGATTGGTAGCACAACCTTCACCTGCTTATGCTGCTTACGAACCTATAGACACTTATATAACTATTGATTCGGACCTTGGTTTAAATTTAATTTTTTATATAATTTGGGGAAATCAAACATTTACATTTGATAATTTATCTAATGAAACATTTTTGTAAAAAACTTTAGTAAACTATTTATTTAAAAAAAAAATGCCATACGAATTAATATTATCCACAGATACCCTAGATCAAGGAAGAATAAAAGTTAATAGTTTTGTTAACTCCACTACTGGTGTTTGGTCTTCTGATACTATAAATTATTCTATTTTTAGTAGAATAGGTGGTAGTAATTATAATTTTGCCTTTGGCAATTATGGTTTAGTTGTAGGTGTAAATAATTCTGCTGTTACAGGAGATTATAGTTGTTTAATAGGTGGTAAAACAAATTATACAAGAGCCTCATTTAATTTAATAGGAAATGGAGTAAACAATCAAATAAGAAATGCTTCTTCTACTTACAGTTCTATTTTAAATGGTTCAGCTAATCAAATAGGAATAACAACATTAAGTAAGTATAGTACAGTAATAAACGGAAAAACAAATAAAATATACGGAGGAAACTATAACATTGCTAATGGAAATGGCAATACAATATACGGAACAAGTAATTTAGTTTTTGGAGCTAATAATAAAATAAAAAAATCTGCAAGCAATCCATCAAGAAACTTTATAGTCGGAGATGGAAACGTAGTTTCTGGAAGTAGTACTGTAAGAGATAATCTTGTTATAGGTATAAATAATGTAGTTGTAAATACTTTACCCGGAGGTACTGCTACAGCAAGTTTCTCTAATTATAATTCAGTGGTTGGTGGAGATAATAGGATTTATAGAGGAGGAGCATCAACATTTCATGGTATTTTTTTGACGAATTTATATAATTCTTCGACACCTAAAAATGATATTCACATGTTTGGAAGAGGTTCAAATTCTTCAACTCCCCTAAGACCTGTTAATAGTTACTCCATGATAATGGGAACTAGTGCAACAAGAAGGATAAGAATTGAATTTGGAACATCTCCATCAAGTATAAATTTAATAGGCCCGGGAAGTTTTAACCAATCAGGTGCTGACTACGGAGAATTTTTTGAATGGGAAGATGGAAATCAAAATGATGAAAAAAGAGTTGGGTATTTTGTTGGTTTATCTAATGGAAAAATAAAAATATCTGACAATTTAAATACCATAGGTATTATTTCTACAACTACTGCATTCATAGGAGATTCTAATCAAGATTATTGGAATGAAATGCATTTGAAAGATGAATGGGGTAATGTACTTATAGAAAAGTATTATGAATATAATTTTGAAATAAACGGCGAAACAAAAACTGTTTTTTATGATGAAAATGAAATTTGTTATGAAAATATTCCTTGCCCAGAAAATACAAATAAAATTATTATAGATGGTTTAGATAAGAAAAATGGAATTTTTGTGAAAGAAAGAGAGCAAGAAATTTTCAATCCGAATTATAATCATTCAATAAATTACATTCCAAGAGACAAGAGAAAAGAGTGGGATGTTGTTGGTTTATTAGGAAAATTACGTGTCAGAACCTCAGAACAAATAACTGGGAATTTCGTTGATGTTGATACAAACACAGGAATGGCCAAAAACGGAACAACTTATCCTGTATTAAATAAATTTAAAGATTTTGATGGTAATTATGGTATTGTTCTTATATTTTTCAAATAATTTTTATTGATTATTTTTAAGTTCGTTTTATTTTAAATACTATTTATCTTGAGATATAGTATTTAATTAAAATGGTTGAACTTTTAGGACCAGAAGGTGTAAATTTTTTTGGAAGAAGAGGTGTAAATGCAGCAGATCCATTACACGATAAGGATGTTGTAAATTTACGTTCTTTAAGATATTATTTGGATGAATTTAGTGCAAGTACTGGAGGAAAGACCGGAACAGTAAGTATTTCAACACTAGGTAATGGTTTTCCTGTTTTTGCGGGAAGAACTGGTGTCACATATTATTTTAGAAGTTTTTCGGCAGGAACAAATTTAGGTATCTCAACCGGAAATGTAATAACATATTATTTACAACCAAATATTTCAGTAAGCGGATTAACTGCATCTACTATTCAAGTATCATCTTTAAGTGGAAATTGTAATGATATTGTAACTCTTGATTGTTTTGGCAATCTTACAACTAGTGCCAATACCACAGTTTTTTATACAAATTTATCTGCTGGTACAGCTATTGAGATAATAAGTGGATCAAACATAGTAACCATAAGACATACTCTTTGGGAAACTGGTAGAACAAATACAGGTGGTTATTCTAGTTATTTTATGCCTGTACAACTCCAACGAGGCAATCATATTACTGATGCAGATTGGGCTTTAGTGGCAGGTAGTGGAAATACAAATTATAGCAAATTTGGCAACATTTTAGGCGGTAGAAAAAACTTTCTATCATCTTCTACTTATTCTTTTATAGGTAATGGAACATATAATTCAGGATATACTTCACAATATTCTTTTATAGGAAATGGTTCTTTAAATTTTATATCGAATAACTCTAGATTTTCCTCTATATTAAACGGAACTGGAAATAGTGTATATGGATACTATTCAACAGTTGTTGGTGGTTATTCTAATTTATCTTCCGGATTTACCAGTTTTATAGGCGGTGGAGTTAATAACTATACAAACGGAAATTCTTCTTTAGTAGTTGGAGGTAATTCAAATTATTCTTATAGTAATTTTGCCTCTATAATTGGAGGTTCTGGAAATAGATCTTATGGAGGTTTTTCTTTAATAGGTAATGGTTTTTCTAATTCAGGCTTAAGTGCATACACAACTGTTGTTAATGGATCAAATAATTTAGCCAATGAAAGATTTTCAATTATAACAAATGGTTATAATAATATTTCAACAAAACCATATTCTTTTATAGGAAATGGTTTATATGGAAAAAATAACACCAGATTTGGTTCAATATTAAATGGAGCTTATAATTCTTTAAGTGCGTCTAGTGATTATGGTACAATAATTAATGGTAGCGGCAATACAATTGATGATGGTTATTTTAATACCATTATTCAGGGTACAGATAATTATATAAAAAATTCTTCAAAAAGCTCAATTAAAAATGGTTCTAGTAATTCTGCCCTTACTACAAATTTCTTTTCAATTTTAAATGGTAAAGAAAATTATGTAAAGTATTCTAATTATTCATCCATAGATAACGGAAAACAAAATAGAGGTTATGTAATTTATTATTCTTCAATAAAAAATGGTAATCAGAATTATATAGGTATATTTAACTATGCTGATATAATTAATGGATATAAAAATAAATTAAGCAGAGTATATCTATACAGTGGTATTGGTTTGCCAGAACACTCTAATATTTTAGCAGGTAAATTTAATTCTGGTTATTCAAGTTATTCAAACGTTATAAACGGTAGATATAATTTTGTAAAATCTAAGCAATCATTAATAGGAAGTGGTATTTACAATCAAATTGGTGATAAAGTTTATCATGATAAAACATTAAGATATTCATCCATATTAAATGGTTTGTATAATCAAATATTTAGTTTTTCTCCAACTTTAGATGAGTTAGTATATCCACCTAGTATAAATTTTCTTTTAACAACAAATGTAAATTCAACAATTTTAAATGGTATTCAAAATACTGCAACTAGTAGTTTCACAACAATATTAAATGGAACAAATAATTTAAATATAGGTGTAAATTCTTTAATTGGCAACGGTCATAAAAATAAAATATATGGAAGTTTCTATTCAATAATACAAAATGGTGTATATAATTTAATAAGTGGATCAAGTATTAATTGTTCTTTAGTTTTGAATTGTAATAAAAATAGTTATTTCAATTCAATTTTTAATGGATCAAACAACAGAATTTATTCAAATGATAAAAATCTAGAAACAAGATATAATTCAATTATTAATGGTAAGAATAATTACATTCCAACTGGAAATACTTATTATTCTACAATAATAAATGGTTTAAACAATAGTATATTTAAATCAGGATCTACTATCACCGGAGGCAAAAACATTTCTATTGCATTAACAGCAGATACAACTGCAGTACCATATTTAAGAATTACAAATATATACCAAGGTCCACCTACACCTTTTCAATTTTTAACCATTGACAATAATGGATATGTATTTAAAACAGGTATAACAATACCCGGTGGATACGGACTGACTTTTAACAATCTAGGTAATGCCGGATCTCCTGATGGAAATATTTACAGTAATCAAAACTTAGGGGTAGTATATTTAAGAACAATTTCTGCCGGTACCAATGTTCAAGTAATAAGATCACTTAACAATAATTATATTACAATAAATGTTACTGGTCAAACAGCACCTAACATCTCAGCTGGAACTGCAATAGAAATTGTAACAGGACTTACACTTAATGATACTTTTGGTATTAGACACACATTGTGGGAAAGCGGAAGAACAAGCACTAGCACATATGCTGCTGCAACCATGGCTGTACAATTACAAAAAGGAGACAATCAAGCTTCTTCTAATTTTGCACTTGTAGCAGGAAAATCAAACTCTGGATTATCACAATATTCTACTATCATAGGTGGATATCAGAATTTAATTGAAAGTGGTTCGAAATATTCATTTATAGGTTCAGGTATAAAAAATACAGGATCTAGTAATTGGTCAACGATAATTAATGGATCTGGAAACACAGCAAGCGGTTTAAGATCTTTCATAGGAAACGGAATTGAGAATTCTGCAAAAACAGTTACATCAATAATAATTAATGGTAGAGCAAATCTTGCTGATGGATTCAGAGCTTCAATTATCAATGGACAATACAATGTAGCAGATGGAGAACTTTCTATAATTAATCAAGGAATATATAACAACGCTAATTCTAAATATTCTTCAATAATAAATGGCTCAGGAAATACTGCTACGCAATTTTTATTTCCAACCATTGTTAATGGAAGAGATAATAAAGCATCTGGAAAACATTCTTTTATAGGAAATGGATATAACAATTACGTAGATAATTCTTATACATCAATTTTAAATGGTAATTCAAATACTGCGATTACACAATATGCCACAATTGTAAACGGTAAATACAATTCAGGAAAAACTAAATTTTTTATTATTGGTGGAGGATATAAAAATTCAACATTTGCAAGTTCCTATCTGACCAGAGGATATCAATTCATTGGAAATGGAAGTGGAAATACTGCCAAAGGAGGTTTTTCAACAATAGTAAATGGAAAAAACAATTCCACAAAAGATTTAACAAATTTTGCTTATTCTTTTATAGGTAATGGGGCTTACAACTATGTAAATTCTTATGATAATAATTCTTCATTTAGTACAATACTTAATGGTTCTGGAAATACAACAAAAGGAGCTTTCAATGTTATAACAAACGGACAAAATAATACGGCATTTACATCTAATGTAAATTTTGGATTTTCGTTTATAGGAAATGGACAAAATAATTTTTCAAATTTTGGTAGATTTAATTTCTTTGGAACTGGTAAATTTAATACAGCCGTAAATGGTTTCTATACTACTATAATTAATGGCGAATATAATTATATTGGAAATAGCAAATCGAAGTCAAGTATTTTTAATGGAACTGGCAACACAATTAAAACTGATTATTCAACTATCGATAATGGTAGAAATAACTTTATAATAAATGGTAATTTTTCATCAATAGTAAATGGTTCTGGAAATACAGCAAGTACTTCATATAGTTTAATTTTAAATGGTCAACACAATATAGCATACGGAGTATCAGCCTATGATTTTAATACTATTATAAATGGAAAACACAACAGAGCATCTAAATATTATAGTTTAATTGGAAGCGGAAGATTTAATACAGCTAATTCGCGTTTCTCTACTGTAATAAACGGTTCTGGAAACACAGTACATTATGGTAGAAAATATCATTTAATAGGTAATGGTCGTGGAAATTTCATAAGTGCAGGCCCATCAGTATCAACAATTTTAAATGGATATGATAATTTCATCAGACCAAATAATGCTGGTTTTTCATCTGAAAATTCAATTATTGGTGGATCTGGAAACACCGTTGGAACAAGATCAGGATTACCTCCAAATGTGTATAGTTTGGGTCATACTATATTGGGTGGCAGAAACAATCAAATAGCTGATTATAGACACAGTACAATATTAAATGGAATTAATAATTTAATAACTTTAAATAATGGTGGATATAATTTAATTGGTGGTGGTAAACAAAATACTATTTATCATGCTAGATTAACAAATAGCTTAGGATTTAATACAGTTTTAGCTGGTTGGTTAAACAGGGTAGGATTTTCTAGTCCTACACCATCTGGTACACGGTATGACACTAAGTTCTCTCAAGTATTAAATGGATATATAAACACAGCAAGAACTCAATTCACTACAATTATAAACGGCAGAGTTAATTTAGTAGGTAAAGATAGAGGTGTAATAGACTCTACTTATTCTGCAATTTTTAGTGGATCCGCAAATACAGTTTATGGAAGCACTTCTATTATTGGAAACGGTAAATCTAATTTAATATCCGGATCAACTTCAGCAATTCTAAATGGATTAACAAATGATATTTACTCAAATTATTCAGCAATTGTAAATGGTAAAATTAACAGAGTTATCAAAAATAACGCATTTAATTCTACTTATTCTGGCATTTTCAATGGTTCAGGAAATACTGTTTTTGGAGATTTATCATTTATTGGAAATGGTACATCTAATTTAATATCGGGATCAACTTCAGCAATTTTAAATGGTTTTACAAATGATGTCTACTCTAATTATTCATCCGTAATAAATGGAAAAATTAACAGAGTTATCAAAAACAATGCATTCAATTCAACTTATTCTGGCATTTTCAATGGATCAGGAAATACAGTTTATGGAAGTCAATCTTTTATTGGTAATGGTAGAAGCAATTTAATTTCAGGTGCAACATCTTTAATTGGAAATGGACAAGATAATGAAATTTTCTCTAGTTATTCAACAATTATAAATGGTTCTGGAAATACCACACATCGATTGACTACACAAAGTTCTATAATTGGTGGTATAAGTAATTATATAAGTGGGCAGAATACCACAAATATATTTGCATTAATAGGCCAAGGATTTTTGAATAGAATAATACCAACAAGAGGTGCTGGTTATAGTTTTCCATTCTCAATTTACCAACCTGAATTTGCAACCATTTTGAATGGTACTGGAAATACAAACAAAACAAAATTCAGTACAATACTAAATGGTAAGGATAATTATATTGAATCGAGAGGCGGTAACGGCAATATGCCAAAAACCGGTTATACAACCATTGTGAACGGAGTTGCAAATACAGCTATTACAAAACATGTATTTATAGGTACTGGAGTTGAAAATTATGCTGGTATTTTTGCAAATCAAGGAAATCAAGGCTATAATGTAATTGTTAATGGCGTTCAAAATAAAGTTGTTAGAAAATGGGGCTCTATCTTAAATGGTTTCAAAAACTCAGCAACAACTTTTTATTCTACAGTTATAAATGGAGAATATAATTTAGCTAATGGAATAAAAACTTTCATAGCTCAAGGGTCTGGAAATACAGCAGGCTTTAATACTTATGCAACTATAATAAACGGTAAAAATAATACAGCAAGTGGAATTGGTAGTTTTATAGGAAATGGTTCTGGAAACACAGCAATAAATACATATTCATCAACCATAAATGGTATAAGTAATAAAGCTACTGGAATAGGAAGTTTTATTGGAAATGGTCTTTCAAACACAACTCTAGGACAATATTCAGCGGTCGTTAATGGTCAAGAAAATATTACAAATGCAATTAGATCAGCAATTCTAAATGGTTCAGGAAATACTGTTAGTGCAGGTTCAACTAATTCATCAATAGTTGGAGGTTCTGCAAATATTATAAATTCAAATGTAACAAACGCAGTAATTTTAGGAAGCACTGGTCTTTCATTATCAAATCCTTCTTCATCATCAACTGGAAATGATAACAATCATACATATGTAGATTATCTTAGAATAAGGAACACACCAAACGGTGGAACAAAATTCCTTACCATAGATGCTAATGGATATGTTTATTCTTCAACAAGTGGAGGTGGTGGCGGTACATCAGGCTCTTCTGGTAGTTCCGGTGCAGCAGGTACATCAGGTTCCTCTGGTAGTTCAGGGAGTCGTGGTACATCTGGTTCTTCTGGTAGCTCTGGATCAAGTGGAACTTCTGGTACAAGTGGTACAGATAAGGGATTAATAGCTGCAAACTCTGGCTATATAAACAACCCTAATGCAAAGCAACTTTAACTGATAATTCAGATTTCAATTGTGGTGTTCCTTTACCAAGAGATATTGGGACCTCTTATAAAATTAAAGTTTGTGGAATGGCTTATTCAAGAGGAGCTGTAGGTGTATCGAGAAATTTGACAGTTCAATTGTCTTACCTATTATGTTCCGACTTTGCTATAGATGCAAGATCAACAAAAGCAATAGCAGACAATGAAGCAACACCCGTAGGTTTTAATTCAACAAGTGGACATGCATGTTTTTCAGTAAGTGCAAATGCTCCGGTAGATTTATTAGCATGTGAAACATTTCTTTATGTGGGATTTCAAGTAGATAATACCTTGGGAAATACTTTAGAATTTTCTTATACAATTAGCTATGAACCTGCTTAAAAAAATAAATAAATACTAAAATGATAGACGCAACAACAGGACAAACAGTTTATGAAATAGTTCAATCGTTTGATACCAATAATAATCCGGTATCTGCTGCAACTTTTGATTTGAATTTCTATGTGAATGGCCAAATCTCAAACACAATAATACCTGATATAAATCTAATAAATCAGAGTGCTGCTACTTTTTCGGTAAGTTGGTCTTCTGACACTTATGGTTATCATCAATTTTATTTGAGAAATCAAACAACAAATGTTATGTATGTTTCAGAATTATACAATGTTAATTCTGGTGCAACTGTAAATTCTCAACCTATAGTATATGTAGGTTTATAATCATTCAATTTTTCTATAATAGCTCTATTTTTAATAATAGAGCTATTTATTTTAGATGACACCTCAAGAGATACAAGAATATATTAAATGTGCAAAAGATCCAGTTTATTTTCTAAATAACTATGGATATGTTTATGATATTAGAAAAAGCAAAGTAGATAAATTATCTTGTTTTGAGTATCAAGAGAATGTATTGAAAAATTACATAAAATATCAGAATAATATTATTCTAAAATCAAGACAATGTTTACCAGAAGATACTTTTATAAGTACACCAGATGGGCCAAAAAAAATAAGTGAAATAAACAAAGGAGATATAGTATATTCATTCAATTTAAATAAAAATAAATATGAATTAGATACGGTTTATGATCATTGGGAATGCGGAGAAATAGAATCTGTAAAAATAAAATTAAAAGATTCAAGAAATATTGTTGTTGGTGAAAATCACCCTTTTTTCATAAAAAATAAAAACAAATGGGTATCAGCAAAAGATTTAGAAATTGACGATGAAATTTTAGATCAAAAATTTCAATTTGGGGAAATTGAAGCTGATATAAATGAAATAAAATTGTTAGCTTATCTCATAACGGATGGAAGTACAATCAAACAAGTAAAATTTACAAACAACAATATTGATTATCTAAAAGAATTTGAAGAATCAATAAATTATATTTTTCCAGAATTAAGTTTAAGAAAAATACCAAAACTAAAAGGATTCGATTATTTACCTCATCAAAAGCATGGGGTTAATACCAAAAGTCCAATCATGGAATGGTGTGAAAATAAAAAAATAGCTGGAAAGAAAACAGAAAATAAAATATTACCTCAAGAAGTTTTTTATTGGAATAAGAATTCATTATCTATTTTATTAAATAGAATGTTTGCAGGAGATGGTTGGATAAGTATTTTAAAGAAAAAAACAAATAAAAGATTAGAAATAGGAATAGCTTCCCCAAGCAAGGAATTTTTAGAACAAGTAAAATTTTTATTAAAAAAATTTGATATTAAATGTAATATTTATGAAGTTAAAAATATGAAACTTCAAAAAAATCCTTTTTTTAAATTAAGAATAACTCACTCCAAAAGCATATCAAAATTTATTAATGATATAGGAATTTATAAAAAAATAAATTCAGAACACGTTTCAATTTCAAATTCAAGAAAACATGATGTAAAAGATCAATCAAAAGTTAGAAAAATAGAGAGAGTTGGAAAAATTAATTGTTATGACATTTCAGTAACTAAAAATGAAAACTACTTTATTGATGGTCTTTTAGTTCACAATACAGGACTTTCTGTAATCACAGCAGGCTTTGTAGTTTGGATGTTATTGTTCAAAATGGACCAAAGAATATTAATTGTTGCAAACGATGGTGCTGGAGCAATTCGTTTTTTAAGTACCGTTAAACAATATTTTCAATTTCTTCCTAAATTTTTATTTGATCCAGATACACAATCTGAAAAAGACAATGAAAAATTCTTTTCATTGAAAAATCCAGAAGGTAAAATATCATGGGTAAAAGCAGTTGCAAGTTCCAAAAATGCAGGTCGTGGAGAATCATTAACAATGTTGATATTGGATGAGACTGCGTTTATAGAGAATGCAGAAGATATTTGGATGGCTGCTGGTCTTGCTTTATCTGCAACACAAGGTAAATGTATCATGATAAGCACTCCACAAGGCACGGGGAACCTATATCATAGAACTTGGGTTGGAACAAAAAAGAGTGAAAATGATTTTATACCATTTGAAATACATTGGACTCAACATCCTGTTTATTGTAAAGAAATGGAGGAAAAAATTAATGATTATGGTCAAAAATATTGGACAAGTCCATGGTATGAAAAAGAATGTGAACGATTACAGTATGATAGGGTAAAAATCGCACAAGAGTTAGATTTGTCATTTGAGGGTTCAAGACAATTGGTTATTGAAAGTGCTATTATTGAAAAATACAAAAGATCTATTATAAACGAAAAACCAGAATTTTATTATGATTATACAAGGTCTGAAGAAAGATTTATCAATACAAAAACAAATTTTTGGGTTTGGAAAAAACCAGAATATGGAAAAAACTACATTGTGGGCGGAGACGTTGCAAGAGGCGATTCAAAAGACTTTTCAACATTACAAGTTTTTGACGCTGATACATGTGAACAAGTAGCAGAGTATCAAGGTAAAATTCCACCAGATGTATTTGGAAGCTTAATTGATAAAGTTGGACGTGATTATAATAATGCTTATTTGGTAATCGAATGTAATAGTTTTGGTTTAGCAACAACTTTGAATATAAAAAATAGTCTTAAATATCCAGAAGACAGAATTTATCATTCAAAATCAATAAAAGACATTATAAATCCGGTAGCAAAAGTTAAAATCAAAGAGAATGATGATATTCCCGGTATTCAAACAACTCAGGTAACAAGACCTTTAATTATAAGCAGTTTAAATTCTTATATGAGAGAAGGAAAGATTAAGATAAATTCAGTGAGATTACTGGAGGAATTTGATACTTTTATATATAATGGCAATAAACCAGAACATGCTGATGGATTTAATGATGATTTAATTTTTGCTTTGGGAGTATTACTTTTTGTAAGAGATACTGAATATTTCAAACATTTTGCCAGTAGAGATTTATACAAAGCTATGATTGGTGCGATTTCGAACCAAAAAACTGAAATCGGAGATAAAATAGATTTTGATTCCAAACCAACAGAGGGTATTATTTTGACGAGTCAAAACAGAAAATCAGACGATGATAATGATTTGAGCTGGTTGATGTCTGGATAAAAATCTATAATTATATGATTTGCTAATCAATTTAATTAATTTAAGAGATATTTATTATTATGGCAAACGAATTAGACCCAAAAAGTGTATTTTATGGTGTTATGAGGGCTTTAAGAGGTCGAAAAGACCCGATGAAGTCTTTGGAACAAAGTAAGGATATATTATCCAGTACTCCTCCGACACAATCCTCTGATATTAATTTTATTCAGCAAAAACAACAACAATATCTTGACATACAATCTGTTAAAATTGCTCAAGATTTATATTCAAGAACGTTGTTTTATGATTCAGACAGAATTACAGCATATAACGATTTTAGGTCCATGGATTTGTCTCCTGAAATCGCTGCTGCTTTAGATATAATCTCAGATGAAGTTTGCACTAGAAGTGAAAGGGGTCATGTAATAACAATATATTCTGATAATTTAAGAATAAAGAAAATTTTACAAGAATTATTTTATAATACATTAAATGCTGAATTTAATTTAAGTTTTTGGACAAGAGAATTATGTAAATACGGAGATTGTTTCTTGAAATTAGAAATTGATCAGGATCAAGGAATATACGATTGTATGATTTTACCAGTTGGTGAAATTCATAAAGAAGTTGGTTATGATGGAAATCCAAAATCGACAAGATACAAATGGGATATTAACAATATGTTTTTTGAGGAATGGCAAGTTGCTCACTTTTGTTTATTATTTGATGCTTCAAGATTGCCTTATGGTAGAAGTTTGTTAGATCCTGCAAGAAAACTTTGGAAACAATTACAGTTAGCAGAAGACGCTATGTTGGTTTATCGTTTATCCAGAGCACCTGAGAGGAGAATATTTTATATTGAAGTTGGGAACACAGATCCAAATGATGTTTATCAATTAATTGAGCAGGTAAAAAAGAATGTTAAAAAATCTCCTGTTGTTGATCCGAATAGTGGTCAAGTAAATTTAAAATACAATCCAATAACTTACGAAGAGGATTATTTCTTGCCAATAAGAGGGGATAAGAGTTCTAAAATTGAAACTTTACCCGGAGCATGTCTTGCTTTAGATACAAAAATTGAATTATTAGATGGAAGAAGCCTAGAACTAAAAGATATAATTTCTGAATTTGAAAATGGAAAACAACTTTGGTCATATTCAATTAATCCAGAAACAGGAGAAATAGTTCCCGGAAAAATAACTTGGGCTGGATTAACTAGAAAAAATACTGATGTAGTAAAAATAACATTAGATAATGGTGAAACAATTACCACAACACCTGATCACAAATTTCCAACTAAATTTAATGGAATTAAACAAGCAAAGGATTTGCAAATAGGTGAATCTATGTGGTCATTCAATAAAAAATTTCAAAAAATTAAAGGAGCTGGTAAAAAAAGAAAAAGAAACACTTATGAAATGGTGTTTGATCATAATTCAAATGAATGGATATATACACATAGATTAGTAGCTAATTATTTTAAAAATTTAAATGAACATGAAATATTTTCATATCTAAATGAATATTTTGATAGTGAAAAAAACACAATTCATCACAAAGACTTCAATAGATATAACAATTCACCCGAAAATTTATGTTTTATGAATCCGAAAGATCATTTTTATTATCACCAAGATAAAATTGATGAAATGTATAAATTTTTTGGAAATGAAATAACTGAATCATGGAAAAAAGAAAGAAAAAAGGGACTTGTAAAATATTTTGAAAACCTTAGCCCTGAAGAGCTTGATAAAAAAATAAAGACAGCGATAGATAACAGTTTAAAATCAAGAAAAAAATCAGCTTCTACTTTTAAAAGTAATCCAAAAAAAGATGAAATAATTAAAAGAACTTCTAATAAAGCAAAAATAACTAAAAACAAGTTAGAAAATAAAATTCGATACAGTCAAAACTCAAAAAAATTATGGGAAAATAAAGATTATGTAGAAAGTGTTATTGGTCCACAAAGGATTAAATATGATGAAAGAATGATCTCTATTTTATCTGATTTGATAAAAAATGGTTTTAATAAAACTCAGGATATTTTACCAATTATAAATGATTCAAACAATGAATTTTATAAAATTTTTAATGAGTTAAATTCAAATAATAAACAATTTTTAAAAAGCAAAGGAATCACACATAATAATTTAGATAAATTAGTAAAACATTTTGGATACAAAAATTGGAGAGAATTCAAAAATAGTGCTTATTGCTACAACCATAAAATTGTTTCAGTGGAATTTTTATCCGATAAACAAGATACAGGAACTATCACAATTGATGGCCCTGAACAATATCATAATTTTCACAATTTTGCTTTAACCGTAGGCATTTTTACACAAAATTCTAATTTAGATGCCATAGCCGATATAGAATATTTACAAAACAAATTATTTGCTGCAATCAAAGTTCCAAAAACATATTTGAACTATGCTGAATCTATGCCGGGAGGTTCAACTCTTTCTCAAGTTGATTTGAGATTTGCTAGAACTATAAACAGAATTCAAGAACAGATAGTTCTTGAATTAAGAAGAATAGCTAATGTACATTTATACTTTTTAGGATTTGAAGATGACTTAGATAATTTTACTTTGACTTTGACAAATCCATCAACACAGCTAGAGTTATTAAAACTCGAAACTTGGAAAGCAAGAATGGAAGTTTTCAAAGAATTATTCTCAAGTGATGCCACTGCTCCTGTTTCTTATTCTTGGGCAATGGAATATATTCTAGGTTTTTCAAAGTCAGAGATCAAACAAATTCTTAGACAAAAGAAAGTTGAAAAGAAAATGTTTTCTGAGATTGAGAGAGCAAATGATGAATATATGGATACTGGTATATTCAAAGATTTGGATGAAAAATTTAGAAAACCAGATTTTGATGCTGGTGATGGTGGTTCAACACCTGAAGGTGGATCTGAATCATCAGGGGGAGAAGAGTCCAGTGGAGGTTTTGGAGGTTCTAGCGTATTAGGTGGTCTTGGAGGTGGTGCAGAAGCAACACCAGAAGCAACCCCTGAATTAGGAGGAGCTGAAGCAGCACCGGAAGCAGGTGGAACTGAACCAGCAGCAGGCGGAGCAGAAGCTGAAGCTGGTGCCCCTTTAACTGAAAATAAATTAATTGTTGAAAATAGAAAATTTGATATCCAAACAAGAAAAATGATGAAAAGCATAGACTCATATTTGAATAAGATCAAGGATGAGAATAGTGATTCTGAATAAATTATATGATACCACAATTTAACGATAATAATAATATTGATGAGAATTTTCAAAAATTAAAATTCTTAATTCAACAAACTGAACAAGATTTATATAAATTTATTGGACCTACTAGAAACAGAAAAGCTGGAAGAAGGGCAAGAAAAAAACTAATTAGATTAAAAGAATTAGCTCACAAAGTAAGTATTGGGATTATGCATCAAGGTCAAGAATTTGATTCTGAATATTAATTTACTTTGTTATTTTATTTTCATATTTTTATTTTATAAAATATAGAAAAAATGTCTGATAACAATTTTATTAGCAAGTCTAATCTTATTCCGCAAGAAGAAAATAACAATAGAGAAAACAATGATGAACCTTCAACCTATTTATGCATAGGTAATGAACAAGATGGTCAACTAGAGATTGATCTTGTTCAATTCAGGGAAAAAAATGTTTCTATGAGATATTTGTCTTTAACATTTAGTGGTGTTAATCATAAAACCGGTCAAATACAAAGTGCATTCATAAACATAGATAATGAGGAAGCCTTTGAAACAATAAAGAATTTTTTTAATCAACTTGACTGGAATAGTTAATTATTTTTTTTATGAAATTAGTAAAGAAAATTACCTATAATAGAGTAATGCAATTACCTCAACACAAAAAGGTAATTACGATTTTTGATAAATTCAAAGAAGATCAAAATATTGATAAACATAACTCTATAAAAAGAACTAAAGATGCTTCTAAATTAAATTATTTTTTCGTCTTAGAATATGATAATATTTTAAAAAAAAAATTTAATTTCAACAACATTTTGGATAAAAAATCCGGCAAAAAAAATGATGTTATAAATATAGAAAAACTAATTGAAGAGAAAGATAAAGTAGAGAAATACATTAAAGATAAAAAAGAAAATGAACCTAAATGTTTTTCTAAACTTGGTTTATTGAATGATGTTACAGGATGTTTTTTGATTGGCACAAATAAAAAAAATGTTAATCACGTCAAAGACTTGGATTTAAAAAGTAAGAATAATTTAATTGTAGTAAAATTAGATTATAAAAATCTTCCAAAAGAAATAGAAGAATTATGTAATGACTTTTATAAAAAAACCCAAGAACAATTAAAAAAAGAAAAAGAGGAATTTGAGAAATTTTCTCAATTAAATAACGAACAGCAAGATATTTTTATAAATAATATTTTAAATAATATTAATTCTCCATCTTTTATTATTATAGATGGTTTTAATTTAAATCTTGAAAAAGATTATTTTAAAAATTCTGGATTTACCTTTTATGATGGTTTTTCAGAACAGAATCTACAGAATATCAATAACATAGAATTTTTAGAAGCTTTAAAAATAAATGCTGAAGAAAAGGAGCAATATGAATTCTGTGCAAAAATTCGTGACCGTTTAAATGAAATTAAAAGCAAAATGTAATTTGTAACTTTTTTTTTATAATTTCGTTTTAATTAACCACAAAAAACAAATTATAAACATGAGAAGCCTAAAGATTACAGCAACCATCACGGATAGAACTTTTATAATTGATAAATATTTCAATGATGTTTCTTTAATTCCGATGATTGATCAACAAAAGGAAGTTGAATTAGCTCAAAAAATTAGAACCGGAGATAAAAACGCAGAAAATGAATTGGTAAAAGCCAATTTAAGATTTGTTATTTCATGTGCAAAAAAATATCAGAATCGTGGTTTGTCATTAGAGGAACTGATAGCAGAAGGAAATGTTGGTTTAATAAAAGCAGCTCAAAGATTTGATGAAACTAGAGGTTTCAAATTTATTTCTTATGCTGTAGCTTGGGTAAGACAATCAATACTAGAAGCAATTGCTAAACATGGACAATTAGTTAGATTACCTCAAAATAAAATCCAACAACAAAATCATTTAAAAGATTTAATAAATAAAAAGAAATTAGAGAATAATGGTTATTTCTCTATAGATGAAGTTTGTAAAGAATTAAATATTGATCATAAAACATTCGATATTTTATACGTCGGAAACAAGACTTCTTCTTTAGATACAAAATTAACACCTGATTGCGAAACCACTTTATTAGATGTACTCAATCAAGATGTTTTGAATATTGAAGATTACGTTGCAGGTAATTATAGAAAAAAACAGATTGAATTAGCTTTTTCTTGTCTTTCAGAAATGGAAAAGGAGGTAATAAAACTCAGTTATGGATTAAATGATAAAAATCTGGAATTAACAAACACTGAAATTGCACACAAACTTGAATTTTCTTCGGAAAGGATCAGGCAAATTAAAGATAAAGCAATCAGAAAATTGAGAGGTTTCATGAAAAGAAATTTGGGTTCAGAACTTCGTTTTTAATAAAAATTATAAAAAATTATAAAAAATTAGAAAAGTGTTGTCTTTATAGTTCATATTTCTTATATTTGTGAGATTACTTTTATCTATAGTAAAATCACAAACAAAATGAGACAACTAAAAATCACTAAATCAATCACAAAGAGAGAGAGTCAATCATTAGATTATTATTTCTCAGAAGTATCAAAAATCAAACTACTAACAGAAGAAGAAGAATATAATTTATTAGAGAGAATAGCAAACGGAGATAAAGCTGCACTAAATGAAATTGTGAAAGCTAATCTCCGTTTTGTTGTTTCTGTAGCTAAGCAATTTCAAAACCAAGGTATGAGCTTGGAAGATTTGATTTCTGATGGAAATTTGGGTTTAATTAAAGCAGCCGAGAGATTTGACAATTCTAGAGGATTTAAATTTATTTCTTACGCAGTTTGGTGGATTCGTCAATCAATCATGCAATCAATTTCTGATAACGGCAAATTAATTCGTCTACCAAATAATCAAAATTTGGCAATAAATAAAATTAATAGAACTGCACAGCAATTAGAAATAAAACTTGAAAGAGAACCCACTGAACAGGAAATTGCTCAAGTCCTTGAAGAAACAGAAATTAAAATTAAAGATACTATGCTAAGTAACACTGGAAAGGTTGCTTCTTTGGATAGTCCTGTTTCTGACAGTGAGGATATGGTTTTAAGTGATTGTTTGATCAACAAAGAAATAACATCACCGGATGAAAAATTAATTAATGAATCTTTTTGCGATGATTTAGAGAAAATTTTGAAAAGTCTCCAACCCCGTCAAAGAGTTATAGTTTGTATGTATTATGGAATTTTGGGTTACCAAACTATGACTCTAGAAGAAATAGGTGACTATTTGGATTTAACAAGAGAAAGAGTTCGTCAAATTAAAGATATGACTATCAGAGTATTAAAATGTAACAAGAATAGCAAAGTTTTACGTCAACACATATAGAAATGGCAAAAAATAAAATAACATACATGAAGTTACTGGAAAATATTAAATTAATGGATGGTACAGTAATAGATAAAGGTAGTTCTGTAAGAATGAACTTTAAAGAGGGTCCACATTTAAATGTTGAAATTAATGAAGGTCAAAATGTAAAAAAAATATTTTGGATTACACAAGATCAGGCTAAAAATTCTATTACAAAAAATCAAGTTTGGACAAAAAAGAATTTTGATGATCATAATAAAGATTTAAAGGAAACTTGGTTTGAATCTGATTTAAAAGACAATAAAAAAATTATTATTGATACTGTTACAGTTGAAATTGAAAATAAAAAAAAGAGGGGTAGGCCAAAAAAAATAAAATAATTTATTATGGGAAAAAAATTAGTAATATGTGAAAGTCCGGGTAAGATCAAGAAAATTCAATCTTATCTTGGAAAAGATTATATAGTCAAAGCTAGTATAGGTCACATTAGAGAATTAAAAAAAGGTAAAGAAGGAATTGATAAAAAAAATGATTTTGAACCTTCATATGTGGTTTCTACTGACAAAAAAGATGTTGTTAAAGAATTAAAAGATTTAGCAAAAAAATGTGATGAAGTTATTTTAGCAGGTGACTACGATTTAGAAGGAGAAGCAATTTCTTGGCATGTTGCAGAGGTTCTTGGCTTAAACGTAAAAAAAACCAAAAGAATTATTTTTAAAGAGATCACCGAAAAAGCTATTAATGAAGCTATAAATAATCCTACAACACTTAATATGAATATGGTCAATGCTCAACAAGCAAGGAGGGTGTTGGACCGTTTAGTGGGGTTTGATTTATCGCCATTGCTTTGGAAAAAAATAAAATTAGGTTTATCTGCAGGAAGGGTTCAAAGTGTTGCATTAAGAATTCTTGTAGAAAGAGAAAAAGAACATAAATCATTTGATTCTACTTCTGATTATAAAGTTGTAGCAATTTTTTCAATTGACAAAGGTGGTAAAAAACAGAAAATAAAAGCTGTACTAAATAAAAGATTCAAAAATTTTGAAGAGACTGAAAAATTCTTAAATAAATTAGTTGGTTCAGAATTCAGTGTAAGCTCGATTGAAACTAAACCCGGAAAAAGAAGTTCTCCAGCACCATTTACAACTTCAAGTTTACAACAAGAAGCATCAAAAAAATTTGGATTTAGTGTAGACAGAACAATGAGAACTGCTCAAAATCTTTATGAGCAAGGTCATATATCTTATCATCGTACAGACAGTGTAAATTTATCAGAGGAATCTGTTCAGGCAGCAACTCAATTTATAGTTGAAAAGTATGGTAATAAATTTTCTAATCCTAAAAAATTTAAGAATAAAAACGCCAGTGCTCAAGAGGCCCACGAAGCAATAAGGCCAACTCATTTTGAACATGAAGAAGTAGTTTCTGGACAAGATGAAATGAAACTTTATGGTTTAATTTGGAGGAGAGCAGTGGCTTCTCAGATGTCAGATGCTTTATTGGATAAAACCACTATTGAAATTGAAAGTTCCAAAGGTGGTAAAAAAGATTTATTTGTTGCAAAAGGCGAAGTAATAACATTTGACGGTTTTTTAAAGGTATATAGTAATGAAGATGCTGAAGAAGAAGAAAATCAAGATGATCAAGATGAAAATGGAACTTTACCGAAGATGGAGAAAGGTCAAATTCTTGATTATGAACAAATTGATGGGTTAGAAATTTATACTAAACCAGCAGCTAGATACAATGAAGCTTCATTAGTAAAAAAATTAGAAGAACTTGGAATAGGAAGACCTTCTACATATGCATCAATTTTATCAACTATTCAAAAAAGAGAATATGTTGAGAAAAAAGACCTGCCTGCTAAATCAAGAAAAGTAAAAAATATCAGTCTAAAAAATGATAAATTATCCACTAATGAATTAGATGAAAAATTTGGTGCAGAAAAAGCTAAAATGATTCCTACTGAAATTGGAATTGTAGTTTGTGATTATCTAACAGATAATTTTCCAGATATTATGGATTATAAATTTACTGCTGGAATAGAAAATCAACTAGATGAAATTTCAGATGGTAATAAAGAATGGAAAATAATGCTTAAAGATTTTTATTCTCCTTTTGATAAAAAGGTTAAATCTGCTCTTGGTGAAATCGGAACATCAAATGAAAGATTAATTGGTGTTGATAAATCTACAAAGAAAAATGTTTATTCTCGATTTGGAAGATTTGGACCTATGGTACAACTTGGAGAAAAAGGAGATGAAGATTTAAAATATGCATCTATACCAAAAGACAAAGAAGTTGGTAGTATAACTCTTGAAGAAGCATTGGAACTTTTAAAATGGCCTAGAAACCTAGGAGAATATAAATCAAAACCTGTTCAAGTAGCGATTGGTAAATTTGGACCGTATGTAAAATATGATGGTAAGTTTATTGGATTGTCAAATACAGAATATGATCCTGAAAAAATAAATCTAAAGGAAGCTTCAGAATTAATAAAGGAAAATTCAAGTAATGAAAAATCGGGATCTACAAAAGAATTTGGTGATATAAAAGTATTGAATGGTCAATATGGACCATACATTAAATTTAAAAATAAAAATTATAAGATTCCGGCTATTTATGATATAGAAACTATCACTAAAAAAGATTGTGAAGAAATAATCGGAGAGGGTAAAAGTTCATCAAAATCAAAAAAATACGCTAAGAAAAAATGATTGAATTCAATAAACCTTTTTGGCAAGAGATAAAAATTGAAGAACTAAAAAATAATGATATCATTTATTTATGGTATGATGGAAAGGGTTCTTATGAACATTTTATTATTATTAACAATAAATGGTTCAATATTTTTGAGGATAGATTTATAGATTACTTCAAACTAGACGATAATTATCCTTATAAGATCTACAGACAAAACTATAGATTTATTACAAAACCAAACGAATGGTTTGATCAAGGTACAGAGGCTTATTTAGAATCGTATCCTGACGGAAATATTAAAACTGGATATTATGCTTTTTTCAGAGGTTGGATTACCGACAAAAATACTGGAAATTTCGGAGAGGATGGAGAAAGTTGTCTTCTTGATGAATTTGATATAACTGAGATTTAATTTTTTTTTATTATATTTGCTTGGATAAAAATGGCAAATATGAAATTAAATTTAGAAAAAGACCTTATTTGTTTTGACATTGAATCTACGGGATTAAGTGTTAAAAACGACAGAATTGTTCAGTTGGCAATAATCAAAATTTTTGCTGATGGCAGGGAAAAATTAGTCAAATCTAGATTAGTGAATCCCGAAATTCCGATTCCAAAACAAGCCAGTGATGTCCATCACATTACTGACGATATGGTCAAAGACCAACCCACATTCGATAGAATTGCTAAATCCTTGTTTGATCTAATAGGAGATTCTGATTTTTGCACCTTTAACGGCAATAGATTTGATATTCCTATGTTAATGGAGGAATTTGCTAGGGCAGGTTTTGAATTGGATATGTCTGATAGAAGGTGTGTAGATGTAAAAAGAATTTACCACAGAATGGAAAGACGTGATTTAAAGGCTGCATATCAATTTTATTGTAAAAAGAACCTAGAAGGTGCCCACGATGCTTTAAATGACGTAAAAGCCACCGTAGAGGTATTAGAATCAATGTTAGATCATTATTCTGGAATTGATTGTGTTGAAAAGGATGATAGTGTCATTAGTGAACCAGTTATTAACGATGTTCAAGCTTTATCTGATTTTACAAAAGATTTTGATAGTGTAGATTTTGCTGGAACAATTAAATTAAATACTGACAATATTCCTGTATTTGGATTTGGCAAATATCAAGGTCAATCAGTAACATTAGTTCTTGAAAAAGATAAATCTTATTATGATTGGATTATGACCAAGGGTGAGTTCACAACCCAAACTCGTAAAATAATAGTTGATTTAATGGTAGAACACAGAAAGAAGTATAACCTACAATAAAAAAACCCCCAATTAGGGGGTTTATTTTTAAAAAAAACTTTTTAATCTTTCAGGTTCAAATTCAATTCATAGAGATTTATAATAGATTCATCTAAGTTTGAGTTCGTTAAATTCTCTATTTTATTTTTAAATTTATTGAGATTGTTTGCTGTTTCAGAATCAACTGCATTAGTGAGAAAAGTATTTATCAATGTAAGATTTTCTTGTTTTAAATCCTCTAAATAATTTACCTTGTAATTTTCTTCAGACATAAGAATTTTAACTAAATTTTGTTCTGATTCATTTAAGTGAGAATATCTTTCGTTAAAATTGTTCACTGCAAGTTCAGTCACATACTTCCAAGATAATAATTTAGGAAACTCTATTTCTTCGTTAGTTTTATTTTCTTGTAATGAGCTTTTTTCTACTTCTATATCTCTGGTCAAATAATTTATTACTGTTTCATATGACCTGTTTTCATCATCTAAATCATTAAAATTTTTCATTGTTTTAGATTTGATCAGAATATGTATTGATTCAAAGAGACCTGCTTTTTCCGGAGAAGATTCTACATGGAAATTCTTAAGAATATCAACTCTAAAATCTTTATTTTCCTTCAAAATATCATTCCAATTATAATCTTTTATCAAGTTTATATTTTGATTCAAATATCTTTCAGCAAGGTATTCTTTCTTAAAATTAGCATTTTCTATATTTTTATAGATCAAATACTGAAGTTTGAGAATTGGCTTTTTCTTTAATTCTTCAACAAATAAATCGACAAAACTGGATGTTTTTCCTTCGTTTATAATGGTTTTCGATGAATACCTAAAAATAGTATCTTTTATAGAACCAAAATTTAAACTAATATTCTTCATAATTATATTTTTAATTATAAATATTAAGAAATTTAATTAGTTTGAGTAAGACTCTTGAAGAATTGGTTTATTTTTTTGAGCTTTTTCAACAATTTCTTTATACCACTGAACCCTATTTGCGGTTACTATCTCCAAAGTATATTTGTCTTTCACAAATTCATAAAGATTGTTCGCTAATTTCTCTCTGTATTCTTTATCGTTTACGACCTTTCTAATTGCCTCATACCAACCTCTTACGTTTTTAGATTTAGGAATTAAAATTCCATTTTCACCATTCTTTATCAATTCTTTATAAATACCATATTCTTGTGCTATAAGAACTTTCTTAGTCAAACCAGCTTCTATGATTTTCAATTCAGACTTAACTTCATTAAATGTATTTTCAGCTAAGGGAGCCAAACAAACATCACAATAATTATAGTGTTTTCCATACTGAGTAAGTGGAAGAGTCCACCTTCTAACATATGGTCCTTCATAAACATCAAATCCTTTAAATTGAGCGTTTTCACACTTCAATAAATATTTTTTATAATCTTCTGATATAAAATTAGGATTATAATTATCTGTAAAAACTCCTTCAAATACGTTCCATATTGTTTCTTGAGGAGTTATTTTTCTGTTATTAATTACATTACCATCTTGGTCGACTTCTGTTATATAGCCACGAATATCATAACCACACATTACAATTTGATATTTGTTTCTCAAATTCGAGTCATTGTGCAATATATTCATAGAGTTCTTAAGCAACTCTAAATCTTTTGCATGACTGGAACCACCAATCCAAGATATTCTAACTCTGTCTGTTTTTTTTGTATTCTCTTGAGCCCACATAGGATGTGCCATATCAATAGCATTTGGAACGACTTTTACATTTGGATTATATCTCTTAATATGACTTGCAAAAATATCAGTAGTTGTGGTCACATAATCTACCATTTTAAATGTAGCAGTAACTTTCTCTGCCAATTTCTCTTTGAGGGCTGCACCGTACATAGGATGATCTTTTGATGGCATCCAGTAATCATCTAAATCCATCACAACTACAACACCTCTGCTTCTAAGTTCCTTAATTAATTTTTCTTGATTTTCAAATGGACCTAACTGTCTATGAAAATGAACAATATCAAATTGAGCGAAAAAATCAACATTATTAAAATCTGGTGTATGATCAATCTCAATTTTGAATTGATTACCGAATTTTTTATTAATTTCTTGACCGGGCCAAATATTTCTGTAATGACCAACACCCGCCAAATCACTTGGCACCATTAAAATTTTAATTTGATTATCTGACATATTTTTTAATTATTTCTCAAAAAATACTAAATAAAAAAAACAAATAAAATACTAAGCCGTATAAGTTATATTATTTGTATTGTAAATCCAATTAAAATTATTAGGACTTATATAAGTGTTTGAATTATTTATAGTAATAGTATTAGTACCTGAAGTAACCCATATTGAATTACTGCCGTTTAAATTGATATTATTATCTGTTTTTCTAATAGCTTTTTTTTTGTAGTCGTCAAAAGGAACGTCAATACATTCCAACAAAAGTTCTGACGTGTCTTTAAGTTCATCTATGTATTCTAAATCCACATTTTTTGTACAAACAATTTTAGTACTGTTTTTATAATAAACTATTTTTTTAATGTCAAAAAATTCATAAAAAGCTTTTTTGGTTAAACTTCTAATTTCAATAACTCTATCTAAAATATTTTTTATAAAAGATTGTTTGATATTTAAATTATCAACATTAACTATATTAGTATTGATTCCTGCTGTTGTATTTCCCTGAAGAGTAATGAAATCTGTACCATTGTATGTGATTGGATTACTCAACGTAATGTATCCAGAATTAGAACTACTTACACCTGTTAATGATGTTGTGGTTGTTATATTGGATATTTCAGTTGAATCTATATAAGTATAATTATTTGCTATATAATTAAAAGTTTCTTTCATAAAATTATTCAGGATTGTTTATATAGTTTTCAGCATCAATTTTAGCTTGTTTCATTTTATCTTCTTCCTGCTGAATTAAATTATTTAGAATGTCTAAATTATAAGCCTCTGCTATTTTAAATCCATATTTTGAATTATCAAATTCTTTTTCAACACTAATAAGTCCTCTTCTTATTTGGGCATCCATCACCGGGGTTTGTTTCGGATTAGATAGGCAAAACTCTCCGGGTTTTATAATTAAACCTTTTGAATGGTTTGGTGCTGTGCTAACAATTAATTTAGCGTTTTGATTTGATAAATTTGTAATTTTCCAGTAAATCATATTTATTGTTTTTGTTAAATTAAATTAAAATATAGAAAAAAAGAATATTAATTTGTCTTTTCCACATTAATCACTCTCAAAGTGATTTCATTTATAAAATCTTGCAAGTCATTTTCTGAATGTTTTGATTGCAGATTGAATTCGTCATTTACATTTTCATATTTTAATAAAGCAACAGTATTAGAATTAGACTCTATTTTTACCAAAAAAGTTATAGAGAAATCAAGTTCTTCAATATTATTTCTATCTGTAGTATCTTCTATTTGAAAATTTATTAAAACTGAATTATTTTGTATTTTATTATTGGAATTTTTTATTTCCAAATTTTTATTTTGGTTTTCGTTTATTTTTTTCTTGAGATCATTAAAGAAAATTTCCCCTACATTTAATAAGTATTCTTCGACAAAATATCCAAATGTATTTTTACCACTCCTTCCAGAAGTGGCATTTAATTCTACCTCATTAAGTCTAATACCACTTAATTTTTTTATTCTATTTTTATATGATTCGGATATCATAAACTGAAAATATTTTTTTTAGTGGTCTCTGAACTAATTTTATTAAGTTGATCACTGACTATTTTAGTAATCACATCTTTAAAATTATTCTCAAATTTTTCTTTCTCTAAATCATTTACATTCATTAATGGTTGAGTAACATTTTTAATCGGCTCTACAGAATCTAACATCTCTTGTTCCTCATTAGGAAATTGACTTTTCACAGCTGATTGCACATTATGATCAGATTCATTACTTTCATTAGTAGATTCTATATCAAACTGTGTGATATTTTTAAATTCAGTAGTCCCTTCATATGGGTTAAAATCCAGTTCTCCAATTTTCTTTAACTCTATTTTATAAACGTCTGTTTTAGTAATTGCACTTAACAACCATAAATCTTTAATTGATTTCTTGTCATCAGGATCTGATTTTAATCTGAATTTCCTGTTAGATAAATTTTCAAACCCCAAACTCAATTCATTAGTATCAAAAACAATAATTTCACCGGGTTTTATATTTCTTAAAACTTCAGGAATTTCTGGCTTATAGCTCAATTCCTCTTGTTTATCTTCTAGTTTTTTTTCTTTATCTTCTAATTCTATTTCTTTATTAATTAATTCTTTTTCTTTTATATCAAGCTCAGTCTCTTTCTTTATAATATCTGTTTTTTCAGGATCTTCTGTAGTTTTCACAGTAATATTAGGATTAACAGTTTGAACAGGTTTTACATCTAATTCTTGTTCATCAAGTTTTTTACCAGCTTCCAAAATATCTTTAATTTTATTTTTTATTTCAGAAATTTTTTCTTGACTAATTACCTCTAAAACACCATTTTGTTTTAGTTTTTCTTTAATTATATCCTCAATTTCTTCAATAGAAATTCTTTTTTTCATGATCCTAATTTATTATAATAAATAGTCAACTAAAATTATTAATCTTTTAAAAAATTAATTTT